GTGCACCACTCCAACATTAGAGGAGGCTATGAGTACCCATATAAACTTTTTAGTTTATCTAGACCAGAATTCGTTCTCGGTTTACAAGTCTTGTTGAACTTGTAAACTTAAATTCTCAACCCCTAAAACTAAAAGTAAAACACCCGCTAAAAAGATCCAAAGTTCCCTGATACGTGAGTCTCAGAAAGAACTAAAGAAGATCAAATCCGCAGCGCGGGCTGCGCGGAAAAAGATTAACTCGGAAAACATCGGTAGATCCGTTGGAGGATACGTTGGTCGTACCTTCTCACGGATTACTGGGATCGGAGACTACACTGTTTCGGAAAATTCTTTGGTTGGAGCTGTCACAGTTCCAGATTTTGGTCCTGATTCTGTTAGGATTAAACGTAAAGAATATCTAGGAAATGTTCTCGGTTCAGTTGATTTTGCAAGTAGATCTTACCCGTTAAATCCAGGAATGAATCAAACTTTTCCTTGGTTGTCGGGTATTGCTCGAAATTATCAACAGTATCGGTTGAACGGAGTCGTATTTCAATATGTCTCAACGTCAGCCTTCGCTCTCGGTTCCACTAACTCGGCGTTAGGTAAGGTCATCCTTGCTACCAATTATAACTCGGAAGACCCAGCCTATAGTTCCACCACTGGAATGTTGGCCACCCAGTTCTCTAACTACTGTCGTCCAGCTGACTCCGTGATGCACGCAATAGAGTGTGCTCCCACGGAGACTCCGTCTAATGTTTTCTACGTTAGAACGGACATTGACGGTAAACAGAAGGACTTGAGGTTAACTGATCTGGGTTTTACCCAGATTTCCACTGAGGGAATGCAGTCAGCTAGTGAAGTTGGTGGTCTGTGGATCTCGTATGATATAACTTTGTTAAAACCTATATTAAATCCACAGAATGCTATCTCAGACGGATGTGACCAATTCATTATGCTCGCACCCGAAGATGATATGTACTCATCCTCTGTAGGTGTTAGAAACAATACCCTTGGAGGACAGATTACACAGGTGACTTCCACTGCACTTCAGTACACGTGGAACCCCACTATATCATCTGGATACTACCTCTCCATAATCGAGTTCTGTCCACCAGCTGATGCTAAGGTGGCTTATATTAATCAACCTAATTGGTTGCATTCCTATAACCACTGTACATTGGTAGTTGACAAGGACAAGAATGGACCCTTCAACGGGGCCTATCTTGGAGTTTCTTCAGGTATCCTTTCAGAGATGGTATCCCCGCCATATGCCGCCTATTCCGGAGTACAAAACCCTATAGTAGAAATGTTTGTAGTAACAGGGCCTAACCCTTATGTTACACTCACCAATCTAGAATTTTATGGACCAAGCATGTATTGGCGATGGTCTATATTCCCTATTTCCTATAATACTGTGCCGGAGGCTGAAGATCCTGCTCTTACTTCAGTCTCATCTTTTTTCTCATTTATGACTGAGAGTAAGTCTTCTTAAACTCTCTTTCACCTCTTTCTTTCTTTTCTTTCTTTCCTCTTTTCTTGCTACATTCTCTTCACTCTTTCCTCTTTTTGTACTGTGATGTTGTAATTTAACGCTTCATCATCCGAAGTACCATCATCAATTCTAAATTGTCCTAGACCGGGAATTAGAAATCTGTGAGTTAGTACCCTCTTAATGTGTCATAAGGCTTCGAGCCTCGTATCCAACATTTTTCGAGAGGAAGACTTGCTGGGTAAAACCTCTAATTCTGACGAAGGGATGATGGGTGATAGGAAACAGTATGATAATGTCTTAAATGTAGTTTACTAGTATATGATTATAATATATTCATAAGGAATTTCATGAAATGTTGTTTTATGATAAAAAGGAGGTGGCTCCCAGTACCGCTAAGCGGGGTGGAGATCGACGTGTACACTCACATAACCATAGTGGAAAATCTGATCGAAACTTATTACTGGGCGCTCGGGTGTTAAGTCAGCAGACCATCCGTAAGCAGGCGGCCGGCCTGAAGAAGTTCCCGTGCCATAAGCTTGAAACTGGCGAAGTGTTATCTAAACACTATTCATACCGTCAGGAACGTGTTCCTACCATCTACCAGAATGGTGACACTAAAGTTATATCGCAAGACGTTCCTACCATCCCCCAGAATGGTGACGTCCAAGAAGTATACACTCCATTCTCTCCCGATGATATTTGTGTTCCTACCGTCCTCCAGAACGGTGGCACAGTACCATGCTCGCATTACACACATTCTCAACGCGTTCCTATCACCCCTCAGAGTGATGACGCTACTGCTGTTCCAATTGAAGATACCGGAGATCATTTGCTAGATCTCCTTTATGGGCCCAATGATAACCACTTTTATTGTCCCTCATCCCCGACCACCACAAAGCATCGAGTACGGTGGAAACCCGGGGCCTCTCATCGTCACCCTTCTATACCTCGGGGGAGACGACGTACTCACAAACAGAGGTTTGATAGCACACTTGGCTATCCGGGAGAAGGGCCCGATGACGCTGTAGGGACCTATGACCTTTGTCTAAAATCCATGCAGTGTACCCGAGGTTACCACTATCACAAAAAACGCTCTAACGTTCATAAGGCAGAGGCTGAGGAGAAGAAGGAAAGAAAACATCCGGCCCAAGAACGTATAGCAAAGCAGAAAATGCGAAAGTGCGTAACCATAAGATGTGATAAACCCACTCATTATCATATCAAATCCCAATGGCGTAAAGTGGAGTCTTCACTCCTCTCTGAACCGGACTCAACAAGTAATGTTACTCCAAAAATGGAAGGATCCTCAGAGGAAGAAGGCAAGCACCCAGTCGTTAAATGGGAGGAAAAGAGTGTGATAAACCAACTAGATCAAAAACACGTTTCTTCGGAGAATTCGAAACTTGTAGTTTTAGAACGGAAAGAACCTCATTGCGCGGTCTCCAAGGAGGAGGACATCATTGAGGAGAAAACTGAACTCAAGATTACTAGTACAGAACCATCGGAACAGAAACACGATGTTGACGTAATCACAGACTTAGATAGAAAGATTAAACAGATAGAGGATCGGTTACGCCTTAAAAATTCACTGAAATTAGAGTATCAAGTTATATATTTACACGGAGAGAACCACAAGTACATAGGATTCTTTAGAAAACTATGGAAGTATATGGTGTCTCCAGTGACGCATGAGGAGATACTACATTTTGCAGGAGAATTGAATGAGAAAACCGACCCGATTGTGACCAACGCCAGGGTTAACAGAGGCATTCTTGCAGGTAGCTGGACTCGTCCAGGTGGAGGTTACTCCACTTGGCAAGTAGATCCTCGCTTCGTGCAGATAGACAATGTAGCTTTGGAGGTTGGTTACACTAGGCGCAAGAGGGTACAAGTCGCTATGGCGTTTGTAGACTCAGTTATGGTTCACAAGGATATGGTCTCTAGTTCACCTTTCAAAAGGTCCGCTGATGGATCTTTTATTGAACAGGAGGCTTTTATTCCCCGTGTTCAATATGTGATGTCTCAATTTAAGCCGCAGGCGACATACGCACATTTAGTGTCCAAACCTTTGCTGTATGTAAATACGGTCCGGTATATCACTAATTTAGCACTCTTCCGCTATGCCAATCTCTTGAAAAGTGCTGCTCTACCCACTATGCGGCCGGAAAACTTATTATGGGGGCAACGGGAAATGGCATCCAGAGTGCAGCCATTTATCGATTCACGGCAACACCTTGTTGTTTAGAAAAACCGTTCGCCCCCAACCATCGTTTTAAATGTATACGAGGTGTTGATTATTGGTTCGAAGGGAAAATTCAGTTTCCAGCTGGGCGTTCCTTGAAGCCTGATTATCATTATCGGACGCGTTTTGGCTTTGGTTGTCAGCACACAGCAGTACAGTATTGTCGTTGTAATCCTTGCTTTAGTAAAGCATTAACTCGACTGACATGTGTTCGGGATCCTGAGAGGCCAGGGTATGATAAGTACCTAATCTCACAGCAAAAATCGAACTTTATCATGTCTGAACTTGAAGAAATTATGAAGTGTAGATATGCACCCTATTTCAACGAGTATGTTGATTATTTGTATGAGGCTTGGATGCACTATGCAGATCCACATCCGAAAAAGGCTCTTCGTGAGCGGGCGTGGAACGAAATTGTGCACGATGGAAAAATGGTTGGTACATGGGTTCATAAAATTATTCTCAGTTTCAAACGAAAAGAATATGGAAAGTTTGGTAAGTACCCTAGGGTATACGCTAATCTAGGAATTCATAGTAGTCTGAGAGGATTTGTACTCATGGAGAAACTTAAGAATGCAATGGATAAAGCTCCTATTCGCTTATATGGAGGAGAGATGAGGTTTGTAAAATCTCCTCAAACTTCTGTTTTGCGAACGATTTTTAATTCATTGATTCAACCTCGTGGACGTTTTTTCGCTGCAATTTTTAGCGACGATATGTGTCTAAGTGTGCAAACTCCGGATGGAGTAGTGATGATGAATATTGACATCTCCTCGTGTGACGCTAGCCATTACTCGACAGTATTTGAGGGTTTTTCGAAGATTTTCCCTTCTATATTCTCAAAAGAAATAGCTATGCTGATCAGACAGTGCGAGTCTTCTTGCAAAATCTATTCATGCGCAGGTAAAGAATCTATAACTATCAAACCCAATGGTCCATTCTTGCCCTCTGGTAGTGTCCTGACTACGCCTCTTAATACCTATGTGTCCATGCATCTGGCCGCAATGATTATTAAAAGAGGCGTTTTTGACGAACACGGTATAAGAGCGGCTTGTGAGAGTATTGGTTATAAGGTAACCGTAGAATTTTGTCCAACCTACCACACGTTGCAGTTTTTGAAACATTCTCCATGTAAAGATCGGGATGGTGTTATCCAGCCTTTTCTGAACTTGGGTGTTTTGTTGAGATTGTCTGGAACATGTGTTGGGGATTTACCTGGGCGTGGTGATTTGCGGGATAGAGGAGAGAGTTTCCAAAAAGCTTTGTTGAGAGGAGTCTATCCATATGTGTCTCATCCTTTGATCAATAACATGAAAGAACGGGTGAAGCACGCAGGAAAGATAGATCTGCCAGAATCTTATCTTAGGTATCGGGTAGATTTTCAAGAAACAGAGCCAATACTTGATCTCGATTTGTTTGACTCTTTGCGTCGTTACTCTTTAACTTCCAAAGACTTATACGAACTCATGGATTTCGGAAAACTCGGTTTTGAAGAATTCCTTTCTAATGAAGCTTTATCTAAAATACTATCCCTTGACTATCCTGGAATTGAGTGTAGTAAACAGTGGGATGTCGAGTGCGTCACTCGACCAATTTGAGTGGATCTCATCACGATTCCACGAGTAAAGCGGTCTACTGACCGCACTTCCCGGCCCTTGACTCTCGAAGAGAGGAGTTGTTGTCTTCCAGTGAGGACACGCCGATAAGGTGGAGGACGGTTGAGCACTGTTTTGCAGTGCT